TTAGATGGATAGACATTTATGCTTGTAAGGAATATCCCTATCAGACATAGTATTGTTCCTGTCCATTTAACAAGGGTCATTTCTCTTGTGCCTTTCTTAGTGCTTTGGCAGTAGCCAATACAATCCTTTTGTATTTGTTAAATTCTTCGCCAGTTTTCCAAATCTCATGTCCTACTGGCACAATTTCAGCATCTTGAAGAATGGCTACTACATTTATTTCCTCATCTGTTAGTATCGTGTTTTCACCTGAACTTATTGCCTGAACATCCTTAAACCATTGCAACGACTTTCTAGCGTCAGACTCTGCCATAGCCATTCGTTGTGCAATAGCGTGTAGTTCTTTGTTGTCTCTCTTTAGCGCCTCTATTTCAGTTTGTTGCTTTTCAATAATAGTTACTAAGTCCCATTTATCAACAATCAATCCGTTCTTTAACTTTTTGCGTAACAGTTTGGCTTCAACCATTTTGTGCCTTTCTTAGTATTGCTCTAGCAAATTCAATCCAGCCTTCATTAGAATCAATATGGTTTACAACTGCATTACCTACTGCAATTATTTCCTCATCTGTTAACTGTTCTTTTACTGGATGGGTATAGAGTGGAACGGATGTCCAATAGCTTTTGTTTTTGCAATCATCCCATTCCCAATACAATTGATTAGGTTTACCTTTATATAATTCCATCCACGCTACTGGTTCATTGTTTCTCATGGATTTAAGTGCTTCAAATCCTTCTGTTATTTCTTTGGCAAGACTGCGTTCATTGTTCATTTAAGCGCCCATTGCCTTAGTCTTTTTTGTTAGTAGCTCTTTTGCTAAACCACTTTCTTCTACAACATCAAGCAACATTAGGTGGTCAGAAGTTTTACAAATACCATCTTTGTATAGCGACCCAGTTATGCAATCCATCATATAGCTTGTTTTATTCATATCTGTAGCAATAACAACTGGAGTTACAACTATCTCACCATCGTTAGTTATTCCTCTATAGAGCAAACAATCTTTAAGCCATTTTAATTTGTGTGATTTTACTTGCCAGGAAGGGAAGCAACTACTTGAATCAGCGCACATATAGTGCATTGCTTTTTTAATCTTTTTGTCCATTTATAAATACTAAACGAAAACTCTACAAATATGCAACTACTTTTTTACAAAATGAAAGCATCCACAAGCGTAGGGTAGATCTAGCTCTGTAACCTCAGTAACTACAGGGCTTCTCCCATCATTAGGAATAAGAAAAAACTCGCAATGATACTCACTAAACAGATCACGAATATAGACAGGACTATAAATGCGGTGTGCGTTAAACGCAACAAGTGGCCTTCCAACTGGTACAACAAAAAGCAGATGTTTGTCTGCCATCTTTTTAAGATTCGCAATTGCTTTGAGATCGCCTTCGTTGTCCAGATCATCTCCGTACCTTCCTAGTCCTATATGTTCTACAACATGACAGCAAGAAATACACTCTGCTGGCGCTAATGGAAATGCAGTTAAATCATACTGAGCTACTAACAAATTTGGTACTACTAGCTTTGGCGCTCTAAAATCATAAAATGTTGTAGGAACTAGAGCTGCTGCACAAGTAGACAAATGTAGGCTAGACCCAATATCTATATGGCTCTTAGGGTTTATTTCTTTTATTTTTCTTAGCGCCCATGCTACATGATAAATGTAGTGTTCATCAAATCCATGACCAGCATTGTCATTTAGACAAGGAAATGCAGATAGTTCAAATCTACTTTCATGCTGCATGAATTTAGTAGCTTGTTCTATGTATTCTTGTTCTGTCATTTTCTTGAAATTTCATGCAAATTCTTGAAATATTTGTATAGTTTATTACACAATTTATACATATAGGTATCAATATGTATAGTTAATAGATACTTATAGGTATTAAGAAGGTTACTGCTCTTTCGGTGAACGAACCTAGCCTACCTAGATTCGCCTTCATCTGCTCCATCGGAGTTACAGAACCCGTCAGTCGTTCAAGGAATAGGCACTAACCTCGCCACCTATATTGCGCTGTTCCATCCTTTACCCCCAGTAGCGCTGTAATCGTAAGTCGCTGGTATGTCGTTAGAGCCTCCAACTTACGAACTTGTACTATAAACTAAAATTCAAACTCTTTGTAGTCGTATCTTCCGTTTTCTTTCTTATACCAGCCAATTACGATGATTCGCCATCCAGACCTTACGATTTCGGTAAAGAAGTCCGAGTCGGTAATCTTTTTTACTCGGCTGGACATATTGCTTTTGGATGTGAGCTGTATACCTAATGTTTCTCCGTTTCCAATAGCCACTATGTCGAAAATGCCAAATAAGTCTTTTTTTCGTCTGCTGAATGAATTGTAGCTTTCGACTATATCGCATTTATAGCCCTTAGACTCGTATAAAGCGATTGTGCGGGCATTTTGGCTAACCAAGGTGTTCTGCCGTCAATCTGCCTTCGGAAGCCTCTATGATCGCTGTATGCCATTTCTTAGGGATTCCGTTACGCATCTTCCAGGCATAGGCCGTAACATACTTAACGCCAATCTTATCGCATAGGTTCTTGATTGATCCAAACTCTGCCATTAAATTGTCAAATGCTGTTTTTTCCATGATTTCTCCTAGTTGATCGTTTATTCTACATTAGTGCGTAAAAGCAACAGTTGCTAAAAAGCTACAAATAAAAATATTTTCTACATTGCTTGCAAATCTCTACATTTGTAGATTAATATTTATCCATGCAGTACTTTTCAACAACTCGTGAAGGAGTAACAAAATGAAAGACATTATCTTAGGTGGCATACTAGGTTTCTTTATTGCAGTAATAGTTGTTGGTACATACGGCTTTCGTATTGGAGTGTATTCATTATGAACAACAACTCCTACTATGAAGCACCTTGGGATGACCAAGAAGATGCAGAGCGCATTGCAGAGGAAGCATACTGGCTGGTCAAAAACGACCCACGCTATGATCCTACAAACCTTTCCAAACTTGGAGAAGCCATTGGACAAGACTGTGATGATGTAGAGTTTCAAGAGTTCATTCGTGATTGTGTACAGCAAAAAGATTGGGCAAAACTTGGTCTGAAGATATACACAAAATCGTTTGAGTATTGGGAATCAGCAGCAAAATTTAACCTTGAGTGAAGGAATTAAAAATGACTAGCTATATAGAATTACGAAAGATAGATGTATCGGACAAGATAGAGAAGAAGAACAATCTTAGCTACTTGTCCTGGGCATGGGCTGTAGATACATTGTTGATACATGACCAGAGCGCTACATGGACTTATGGGCAGCCTATTATGTTTGGTGAAACCATGATGGTGTTTTGTACTGTTACAGCGTTTGGCAAGTCTATGACTGCCCAGCTTCCAGTAATGGACTATCGCAATAAAGCTATACCTAACCCAGATGCGTTTGCCGTTAATACCGCTATGCAGCGTTGCCTGGCTAAAGCAATTGCCTTACATGGTCTAGGATTAAGCCTGTATGTAGGCGAGGATCTATGGGATGATATAGACACAGGAGATGTGCTAACGGCTGCTGTTGAGGAAATTAAGGCGCAAAAAACCCCTGCCGAACTCAGGGTGGCCTTTGCTAAATTATACAAGAAGTATGACAGCAAACCATCGTCATTAACTGCAATTACAAGTGCTTATAACTTAATGAAAGAGCAACTTAATGAAACTAGCACAGGAGCAGCCTGATAATGTTTGCTCTGAATGTGGAGCTAAATGGGGGATTCATCGACCTAAAAATCATGAATATCGTATATGGATAGACAAGTGCGATGTGTGTTTAGATTTGAGAGCCGTAAGCGATGCCTCAGAATTTGGATATTTAAAGGAAGGCTGGGATGCTTGAAAGGAAATGGTGTGTTAGTTGTCAGGTTTCTAGACCGATTGAAGGTTTTAAATTGGTAAGAATGAAAAACACAAGTAGATGGAAATGTGCAATTTGTTTAAATCGTAATGCAGAACCAAAATATAGGAGCAAGAAAGATGAAGAAAAAACTAAATGATTATATTTATAGCAAGGCTGGAACAGATATTACTATTCGCTGGAAGAAGTTATATAACTATGTGCCAGCAAGTGAGCAAGCGCAATATATTAAAAAGTGGGCTGATTTTAGAGAAATGTGTGCTAGAACCTTAGATGATGTTCAGCCGACATTTAACCAGGATGTTGTTAATTTGAGGTTTAAACAAAAATGATTAATAAACATTGCCTAGAGGCATTTAATAGTTTAGATAAGCCTGTGTATCATCCGCAAGAATACTTTATGCTAGGATGGAACGCTGCCATTGATGCTATGTCTGCTGAGTTTGCTCGCAAGTGGGAACTGAACGAACTTGCAGATAGGCCACTAGGACAAGGTTATATTGACCCAAATATGGAAGAAGATAAAGAATGACCGACTATTCACAAATTTATATAGAGATTAACCAAGTCCTCAAAAGCTACTATAACTATGAAACAAAAAATAACCATGAACAAGCTGCTCAAGCTGCAAACGATGTAGCTACATTGGCAGAGCATTTAAAGTTCTTGGCAGAGGCAAAACTATGACTACCTTTACCACAGAGGATAGGGTAGCAATAGAGCAAGGGTCTAAAGAGTGGCATCTAAGTAGGCTGGGCAAAGTAACAGCCAGCCGTATAGCGGATGTGCTTTCTAAGGGGAAGTCTGGGGAGTCTGCCAGCCGTAAGAACTACAGGACAGAATTGGTAGTTCAGAGGCTTACAGGAGTGCCAGGAGAGTCTTTTACCAATGCAGCAATGGAATGGGGTACAGCAACAGAACCTTTTGCGAGAATAGCTTATGAATCAAAAATGGGAATATTCGTTGATGAGGTGGCTTTTATTGACCACCCTAGTATCAGTAATTTTGGTTGTAGTCCTGATGGTCTTATTGCTGACGATGGATTGCTTGAGATAAAGTGTCCTAATAGCAGTACGCATATAGAGTATTTGACGGATGATAAACCGCCATCTAAGTATGTCCCACAGATGCAATGCCAAATGGCAGTAACAGGCCGTCAATGGTGCGACTTTGTATCATTTGACCCTAGACTACCAGCAGACTTGCAATTGTTTGTAGTGCGCCTTAACAGGGATGTAGAGTATATTAAGGCTATGGAAGTAGAAGTAGAGAAGTTCTTGAGTGAAGTTGAGGAAATGTTTACAAAATTGAAAGAGAGAAAATAATGGCTTACGAAATGAAGGAAGGTAGCGGATCGCTATTTAAGAATACTAGGAAGGAAAAAGACACGCATCCAGACTACGCTGGCTCAATCATGGTTAATGGAAAAGAGCATTGGCTAAGTGGATGGATAAAAGAAGGTAAGAATGGTAAGTTCTTTAGTATTGCTATTGGGAAAGAAAAAGTGGCTAGAGATAACTTTGCGCCTAAAGGCAACGATGAGATGCCTAAAAATACCATTGTAGATGACGATATTCCGTTCTAAGGAGAACATGATGAAAAAACTAATATTAGCAGCAGTAACATTTATGTTACTAGGTACAGGAGCTTATGCTTGCCAAACACAAACAGTTATTGTTAATGGCAAAATGACTGTATGTACAGTATGTGGAAGCGTTGTTAATTGCTTCTAAGCAAACCCCAAGAGATCTGCTGATGTCCTTCACAAGGAGCGCCACCCCCTACAGATCAGGTGGCATTACTAAGAAGTTTAACCAGCAACTTCACGACCAGTACGATCCACCAGCTAGAAAGGCCGTATCCGATTGGATACACATGAAATGGGGAGCAACTTGTATTCCAAACCCTAATGAGTTTGGAGTAGACCTAATCGTGCTTCGAGAAGGCAAGCCAGTTGGTTATATTGAAGTTGAAGTGCGGAGCTGGAATTATTGCCACTATAGCACCATCCATATAGCGCACCGCAAAGAGAAACTATTTCAGCAAGATCTGCCTGTACTATTTTTTGCACTAACTCAGGACTTAGCTCATGCGTATTGGTGTCATGCAAAGGTAGCAAAAGGTTACCCCTTAATAGAAGTGAAAAACTTTGAAGTTCCTACAGGAGAGATGTTTTTTGACATCCCTGTAGAGAAATTTAAGTATGTAGACCTTACCGACCAGTTTTAGATACTTCTACAACCCATTCCTGTAGAGAAACTAATTGTTGCGTAGTATTGGCGCAAGCAAGTTCAAGGTTGGGGGTTTCTTCATTAATACTGGAGGAGGAACTGGATAAGGTGGACAGACTGTTGGAACTGGACTGCTGGCGCACCCCATTATAATAGTGCTTAAGAGCAGATAGCTTATTTTCATAATCAGACCTTATAGATTTACCGATAATATCTTGTTGTTTCTTGGTTGCTTCATTGATTGCTTCTTGTGCCTTTACTTGTGCCTCTATATCGGCTTTATAGGTATCAAAGCGCTGTTTTTCACCTGAATAGCCCTTGTAGTAGCCAAACCCAAACAAAGCGCCTATAAGCACGATTACGCCAATGATTCTAGCAAATGGGGAAATTAGGATGTCAAGCATTTTATATATTCTTCCTGTCTACGCTTGGTTAGCCCAGGAAGTCTTTGGCCTTGGAATTTATCCCATCTAAGGATTTCTTGACACGCTCCTTGGTAGTCTTGTTGGTTGAGCTTTTTAACCAAAGTGCTACGGCAAAAACTACTAGAGCCAATATTATAAGAAAGACTAATATATCCATCGTATTCTCCTTGTGTGAGTGGCACTTTTACACATTGTTTTAGTGCTCCCTCGAACTTCTGTATATCTCTTAAAGTAGCCTGGAGAGCTTTTTCTGGAGATGTTTTATCTCCCAGCTTAACTCCAGCTGTAGTTCCAAAGCCAATTGTAGGTACATCACCAGCCAAGGGTACATAAGCATTTTCTCTATATCCTTCATGTAATGCAATAGCAACTAAGGCTGATGCAGATAAACTAATAGCTGCTATGTCTTTTCGGCTAAATGTCATGTTGAGCAACAAGCCTAGCAAAAAAAGCAGCAATAATAATTCCAAAAGTAATAATCGCAAATTGATCCCTCGGAAATTCATCCATGTATAAAGGAAGAATTGCCTCGCAAGCAGTTAGTAGCGCTGCAATAACAATAAATTTTAACGACCAAGATTTTCGGAGAATAGTTCTCCAATTATCGTAGAGTTTCATTTTTTCATTAGATCAAACATAAAAGCTAAAGCTATTCCAGCTATTAGCCAAATAGAACGATTAATAACGCTAAAAACAGAATCTTTACCAGCATCCTCTTTTTCTATTTCTGTAACTCGTTCTTCTATTTTTTGTTGGCGTTCTTCGTACTGATCTATACGCTTAAACAAAGTGAGCATCCGTTCTTCCATACGAGCAAGACTTACGACTGCATCCGCTAATTTATCTAATTTAGATTCAATCCTGCTTAGTCGCAAATCATCCATGCTCATACCTTATTATGCTGTGTAAGAGCCAGAAGACCCTGTAAATTTGATTATGGTATTAGAACCGCTTGTAGTTACTGTAGCTGTTCCCGTGTATGTTCCTGAGTAAGATGCAGTAGGAACGCTAATAATGTGAACGCCTGATCCACCAGACCCACCAGAGTAAGAGCTTCCGCTTCCAGCGCCACCGCCACCGCTACCAGTATTAACTGTTCCGTTTGTTCCGTTTCCAAGTCCACCGCCATTACCGCCAATTGAAGATCCACCAGCACCAGAATCGCCAGCATCACTACCACCGCCACCGCCAGCATAAAATAAAGACGAACCAGTAATACTAGAGGCTATTCCAATTCCTCCAGCAAGATAACCTGTACCGCCATTGGCATCGCCACCTTTTCCCCCTGCGCCACCACCGCCAGCGCCACCTTCTCCAGGAGATGTAATATTGCTACCTCCAGCATATCCTTGCCCAGATGTTCCAGAACCGCCAGCATAAGCGTTTACACCTGTACCTCCACCGCCAGAGCCACCATTTCCACCTACCGAGCTAGATCCACCTTTACCGCCACCAACAGAAGTTAGGCCAAATGCAGTAGAATTTCCACCATTTGTATTTGCTCCACCACCAGAGCCAATAGTAAAAGAATAAGTAGTTCCTGGGGTTAGTGTTACAGAACCAGTTAAAAGACCTCCAGCGCCTCCACCGCCACCTGATATCCATGAGCTAGTTGGAAAACTGCTAGATCCACCACCACCACCACCAGCTACTAATAAATAGGATGCAGCATAAGCAGCTTTAGCTTTTGTAAAACCAAAAGAGCCTGTACTGCCAGCGCCAACTATAGATAAACGAGGCATCTTTTAGCCTTATGCAAATTTAGAAACAGAAGCTAACATTTGGAATGTTCCGCTACCAGTTTTAATAATTACAAATGTATATACATCTGTAGAACTTGCATTGCCGCTAGTTGGGGCTGTGCCGTTTTGCCATTTAGCAGTACCAGCAGATCCATCAATTTGCAATGTGTTTGCATAGTATGGTGTAGCGCCATTTGTAGCTAAGAAGCTAACAGAGATTGACTCGCCTGTAGACATAATAGTATTTAAACTTGTACCGCTTGAGCCCCTAAAGTTAAGGGTAAAGTTAGCAGTAGAATTGTTTGTATACCACAATACAGATTGTGTAGTTACATCAAAGTTAATTGTTCCTGATGCAGCAGTAGCAGAAATAGTAACCGCTTCTTTAATATTAAGCGTCTTTAATGCAGCTACGCTAGAAGAACCACTAAATGTCTGCAATGCAGTAAATAAAGTGGCTGTTGCAGGGGCTACAAAGTCTGTACCAGCAGTTGCAGCAGTAAACGCTGAAGTGCCATTACCCTTTAGAACGCCAGTTAATGTAGAAGCTCCTGTACCGCCATCTGCTACAGCAAGATCGGTAATGCCAGTAATTGAACCACCAGTAATGCTAACAGCAGATGATGTCTGTAAAGCCATACTAGCTATACCAAGATTTGTACGAGCATCAGTAGCCGTAGATGCGCCTGTACCACCATCAGCAACAGTTATATCTGTAATACCAGTAACAGAGCCACCAGTAATTGCAACAGCAGAAGCAGTCTGAATTGCCATGCTTGCTAGACCTAGATTAGTCCTTGCATTAGCAGCAGTTGAAGCACCAGTACCGCCATCAGCAACGGCTAAGTCTGTAATGCCTGTGATAGAACCGCCAGTTACAATAATGCTTGTAAATGTAACTCCACTAATTACACCACCAGTAATAACTGGAGCAGTCATGGTATATGTACCACCACGAATACCATCTCCACAATCACGAATCTGAGCCATCATATCACGCATAGTGTTATTAACGGCTGATGGAATCATTCCCTCTGGCGCACCATCTGGAGGAGCAGAGTTATTGTTTGCAGGGGTAAGTGAGTATTTTGTATAAGCCATGATTTTCCTAATTATAACTATATTGAGTTATTCTGATAATCCGAAAGCAGCGCCATAACCAATATTAATTGCTTTCTTTTGCAATTCTTTGCTTAGTGGCTCTACATTTGTATTTGATGCTTTTGTTAATAGTCTTGATGCTAGTTTTGGATCTAACATAGATTGCACAAGCAATTCTCTGATTTGATCGTCTGTTCCGTTATATAACCAATTTAAAGGTGCAACGGCCTTATTAACGGCAGATGGCACTTCTCCAAACATTTGCTTACCAATAATTCCACCAATAACATTGGCAGTAGATAAGTTTTTAAATGTATCCGACCCTGGCACTTTTCCAGAACGATTAAGAACACCATCATCTAGATCACGACCAACTTTTTCAAGCACTCGAACTTGCATTTCAGATAGCTTAGTTTCTTTAGCAGTAGCCCTAATAGCCCTTTGAAAGCTAGGCTGAGAAATCATGTAATCGCCAACATTAATAGGATCAGGAATTGTAGATAACACTTTAGATCTAAATGTTTGAGGCGCTTCTAATCTTTCAATTCCTTTGCTTGCAGCAGCATAAGTTTCAAGATATTTACGATAACCAGGAGCAGCAGACTCAATAACATCATCTACAGCTTTAATTACTGTATTTAACTCTTTGTTTGCAACTTTATATGCGCCAGCGCTTGCACCACCTTTAGAAGATTTATCAAGCAAACCTCTTTCGGCAGCCCTTAAATCTTTACGAATTTCGTATAACTCATTTACATTTGTAGCTCTTGAAATGTCTGTTTTTACATCATTCATTACAGAAATAACGGAATCTCTTTTTCCTGCTGGAGATCTAAGCACATCTTCAATTTGTTTATCAACAACTAAAGTAACACCTTTTTGCATTTGCTCTGGAGTTAATAATGGATTTGCAAAAGCAGCCTCTCTTATTGGCGTAGTTACTTCATCACGCTTAGTAATAGCTTGCTCTACAGCATCTTTGTCTTTAGCCATACGATCTAGAATAGTCATACGAGCTTTGTTTGCTTGAGATGCTTGGGCAGCAAATTGGCCTGTAGTATCCATAGCACGAATAGGTGTTTCAGCAGCAATTAAACCTACATCTCTACTTGCTTGTGCAGTTGTAGGCTTATATCCACCGATAGCTGGTTGATATTCTTCTAAACGCTGTGCAAGTCCTTTAGGGGCATTGGCTAATTGCTCTAATACTTTACCTACGATAGCTTCTCTACCGCCTTGGGTAAATGGCCTTACAACTTCTTTAGCTGCACGACCAGCAACTTGAGCACTACCAGATATACCACTAGGTGCTACCATACCGCCCAATAAAGCCAATCCAGCTTGACCGCCAGCGCCAACATCAGCATATTCTCTACCAGCAGCAGAAGCACCAGCGCCACCAACGGCAGCACCAGCTTGCAATGGGATGTTTTCCGTTAGGAATCGAGTCAATACATTTGGATCTAATCCTCTTACGGCTGCTGCTGGAGCAGCTACACCCGACATAGCAGAAGCAACATCTTGTACTACACGCTCAGTCTTTGTAGCTGGCTCTGGCAATCCAGCACTTGTTAATGCGCCTTTTAGAGCTTGACTAGGCATTTGTAATACTTGTTTGCCAGCAATCATATTAATAAGGCTGTTTAACGCATCCCCAGCCATAACAGGCAATCCAGCAGCGCCAGTTGCAGCAGCACGAGCAGTTAATCCTAATTGGCGAGGAATATCTCTTACACCAGCCTCTACATCTTGAGCAATAGTAGTTTTTTCTTCTTTTTTAGGAGTAGGAGCTTCTTTACTACGCAATGATGCTACACGATCACGCAATTCTTGAGAATTAGGATCGACTGTATCTGGGATATTATCAATCGTAATTCCATCTTCAGTAGTAATGGAATATGGCATCTTAGTAATTAACCTTAATGTTTTTACTTGGCAATTTAGCTGGTGCGCCTAACGCTCTATTTGCATCTAAACCATAAGCAGTACCCATTTGCTCAAACTCACCACGCTTTGAATTATAAGTTGTTGTAGCTGTACTAAATAACTGATTTGACAATTGCTGAAAGTCTTTGCGTTGATCTGGTGTTAATTTAGTACCAGCTATACGCATTTGTGCATAATTTGTAGCACGATCTAATGCGCCAGATGCAGCCATAGCCATACCTAATTCAGACTCACGAACTACTGAACCTGGATCAAGCAACTTCATAAACTTGGTTGCAGCAGCTAAATCTCCTGCTGGACTAGCAGATTTTAATGAGTCAGTAATCTGACTATAAGCAGATTGCATTTCGTTATAAGCCTTATAAACTGGCTCTGCTGCAAATGTCTTTTTAAGAGTTAATTCATTATCAAAACCTTTTTGACCGCCTGTCATATCAACAGTTAATTTTTGTGCGCTAGCAGATTTTTGAGCTAACTGGAAATCTTGGAATGTACCCTTATATCCTTGACCTACTGCAAATTGATATTCTTTAATGGCTGCGGGTACAACTTCTGGTTTAGGAGTTGTAAGTTCAATAAACTTTTCTGGATTTGTAGTTCTTAAATAATCTAGCGCAGCTTGATTTGCCTTGCCTTGATCTACAGTTTGAGTCATTGGTAAATTACCACGCAACGCACCAACAGTTTCCATATCAGCCATGCCACCACCAAACTCAGGTCTAGAAAGCATCTCTAATTGAGATCCTTGTCCTTGAGCCATTGGTATAGCTTGTGGTTGCATAGATGTAGCACCAGCAATAGATTGCTCATACTTTCTACGAGCATCTGCTTTAGCTTTATAGTCTTGCATCTGTTGAGCAGCAAGCATTTGTTTTAGCGTATTGTCAAAAGATGACTGATAGCCACCAAATCCAGCGCCTAGTGCAGAGCCAATAGCTTGTCCTGTACTAACTTGTCTAGGTTGTGATCCAGACTGCCCAAGCAAAGTTACTGCACTTGCTATTAACGCATTTTTAGCTGCGTTAGATTTAAGAGCATCCATTTGATCTGGTGCTAAAGACCCAGAATAATCAGGTGTTTGTCCAAATAAAGATTCAAAAAAGTTTGCCATTGCTTATCCTAGTAAAGAATATTGATTCCTAGGAATTAGCCTTGGAGCTAATAAACTAAGAAGTGGATCGTAACCAACTTGTCCTCTAGGAGCATAAGTTGATGGTGTTCCAGTAGTTGTTGGAGTTGGTGTAGCAGTAGGTGTACCAGTTATAGCTTTTAATGCTGTAGACCCTAATGCAGCAGTAGTTAATGCACCAGCAGGAGTTAATGCGCTTGCAGCTTTAGACAATGTATCAACAATTCCTGGAGTTGCTGAAGTTGCTGGCAAAGCTCCTGCTTCATAAGCTGCTAATTGCTCAGGAGTAAGACTTAATCCAATTCCAGCCAATGCACCGCCTAATCCAGCAGCAGTTTGTGATCCTAATATTCCAGCTAAAGAGCCAGCACCAGCAACACCTTCCATACCTATAGAGGTTGGAATAAGCCCTGAGATAATTCCTGTTCCTGCTCCACCTAAACCAGCAGCAGATTGTGTGGCTGCAATACCAGATGGCGCTCCTGCTGCGCTTAATAATCCTTGAGAACCACCAAACCCACCTGTTATACCAGTACCAGTAGCCGTTCCACCAGCAGCACCACCGCCCCCAATTAAACCAGCAGCTCCAAGTCCTGTACCAACAGCACCAGCAGCAAGCATTGCTGGAATGACATAGTTTGTCATAAGAGTATCAAACCCACCTTGTTTATCAGGTGCTTGTGGTACTGGTATAGGATTACCAGACTTATCTAATAAAAATCTGTTTGTTTTTGGATCTACAACATATTCACCTCCAGCACCGCCACGAATTCCAGCGTAAGGTGTATTGCCATAACCTAATCTAATATTATTAGGATCAACTAATGCGCTAAGCTCTGCTTTTGAGTATGGAGCTGCTAATTCATTAGACACATACTCTTGTGGTCTTAAGAAAGATGGAGCGTATGCTGTTTCATTATTCCCAGTTTGATAAGCTACTTTTCCTGAGTTCCAATAAGTAGGATCTTCATAAACAGGATTAGCGATTGGCTGTGGAGCAAGAGGAGAGCTTGGTGCAACAGTTCCATAATCGCCAGTAGTTCTTGCTACATATCTATTCCAATCAGCTACGGCCTCTGGATCGGTAGCAATAGTTACCGCATCGGGCGCACCCGTCATTTCCCAATTGTAATCTGCCATATTATTCCTTAGAATCCGTAGCCAAGCAAGCCACCGCCAAGAGCGCCTAAACCAGCGCCTAGACCAGAGTATTGGTTACCAAATAATCCACCTACAGCAGATCCTAACAAACCACCACCTAATGCACCACCTAATGCACCTACAGTTTGATTTGTAGATGCGTTTTGTGAATTAGTTTGTGTTCCATATCCTGTCATTGGTGAGCCATAAACAGAAGATAGATAACCAGCTAACTGTTGGTACGGCAATTGCTGACCAAATGAGAAACGCTGCATTTGCTCTTGTAAAGGTTGAGCAGAGATAGCTTCTCTTTGTGCGCCAATCTGAGCTAACTGTTGAGATGGCAAATATTGTTGGGCATACATAGTAGGAGCTTGTGCTGCACCAGCTAATTGAGCGCCTTGAGCCTGTTGTTGCAATGCTCGTTCAGCTTGGTACTGTTGTCCTGCTAAAGTGCCTGTAATATCGCCTAAAGCACGACCATAAGCCTCTGTAGACTGACCTAAAGCATTAGACATAGCGCCAGAGCCATAACGACCAGATTTAGAATACAAACTAGCGATTCCAGGCAATACTTGATTGCTAAATTGTTGCTCTAATGGTCTTGTAGCAGCTTGCATCATCTGTTGCTGATAAGGGTTGGCATTTAGAAATTGACCGCCAGCAGTAGCGCCTAAACCTTGCATACCTTGTAAATACGATTGTTGCCCTTGTTGCAACACAGGATTAGCCTGATTAGCCAATGCCTCTTGCTGGCTCAAAGCAGTTAATGTCTGCTGTGATGGATCAACATACATTTGCCCTGGGTATAGTTGTGGCTGATTACCACCCAAGAATAGGTTTTTAGCTCGTTGTAATCCTTCAGCCAAATATGGCTGGATTGTTGGATCAATTTGCGATGTTGCTGTGGTTGTAGTTGTTGCCATGATTTTCCTTTTATCCTACTACTACATAATCATAAGTTACACCAGTTACAGAGTTAGCTGGATGAGTAATTGTTGCGCTTCCGTTTGTTATAGAACTTACAAAAGCATCTGCAAATAAGTTTGTTGTAAATGCGTTTGGTGAAACATAAGAAACAGTTAATATTACAGATGGAGTGCCTGGTCTTGTAGGGTTTGTTTGCGCTGGAATATATTGCATAGATACTGAAATATTTGAAGCTCTCCAATTAATTTGAACATAATCATTTTTTTCTAGTTCTATAAATAAATTAAATGTAGCAATTAAAGATCCATCAATAGAGCCATGT